TCGCGCCCGTCATCGTGCCGCCGGCCTTGGGCAATGCTGCACCAGCAGTGCTCGCAGCGGTGGCCAGCGTCGCGACTTGCGTCGTCGTCATGTACCCATCGTTGCCCGCGGTCGCCGCCGCAATGGCAAGCGTCCGGTCGGCCGAGAGGTCGCCGCCGCCGGTGAGAGGCGCCGTCGTGTTGATCTGTCGACTGGCGGGCACTGTGCCTGGTGCAGTGGCCGCGATAGTCCACACGCCGCCGACCTGCACGAGCGCATCGGGCACGCCGACGATGACTCCAGTGTCTGCGTTGATGATCCCGGCCTTGTTCGCCATCACTCCACCTCGACGATGTCAGAACCGCTTGCAATGCAGCCGGTCATGTCGAACGGTGTTACCGGCACGCCTGCCGCTACCGCTGCCATTCCGGCGATAAAGTTCTGGACCACCGTCTGATCGACGATGATCTTGATGGCGTCGCCCGTGCGGGCTGCGCGGCCGCTGGTCTGTCGCAGACCGGGCAGCAGAGGCGGAACGATGCCATCGGGCACGGCTGGCACCTGCGCCGGTGGTGTCGCGGGCAGGAGCGGAGCCACGCCGAGCTGGAGCTTGTCGTTCTGGCCCGAGGGCTGCGCGACGATGACGCGGTCGGCCTGCGCGGCGGGAGCACTGCCGCCGGCGACAGGGATGCACCAAGCGTCCGACAGGTCGTGGCGTCGCACGTCGAACGGATCGGCCTCGTCGCCGGTGTCGCGCCAAAGGGCCAGTGGCGAGCTCGAGAAGATCAGGATGACCTTGTCGCCGGCCTCGAGCGGATAGGTCACGCTGCCGCCGGCGCCCGCCGGATAGGCCACCGGAACGTCGGTCAGGACCGGCAGCGGCTGGAGCTCGCCGTTGATGAGCACGCCTGGGAAGGGTTGCACCGAGGCCGTGCCGCTGGTCGACCACGACACGACGACGCCGGGGAGGGCCGTCCAGACGTTTTGCAAGCGGCTGGTGATGGCCTCGTCGATCACCTGCTCGAGTGTGATCCCGATCATGTCGCCCCCGAGAGCAGCGTGCATTCGACGACGCTGTACCAGTCTTGGCCGCGCGAGTCGCCGCGATGCACGGCCGAATCCACGCGGTAGGTGCCGTTGTATTGCGTCGATTGGAGCACGACCGGCCGTCCCGGATTGAGGTCGGGCTGTAGCAGTGACGTGAGGCGCAGGCGCTTGCCGGTCTTGTCGTTGGGCTGGTTTTTTTTGAAGGGCTTCTTGGCCTGGTCGGTCATGGGCTCGGGCGAACCGATGAGACCGGTTGTCGGCGACAGGAGCACCGCTGTCTGATTGGTGGCGCCGTCGAGCGGCAGGATGACCAGCACACCGTCTTGAATGCACCACCGAAGCGACCACGGCGAGAGCAGCTTCGACAGCGCGTCTTGACCGGGGCCGACGTGGATGGAGCCAGCGCGCACGGCATAGCCCTCGAGGAGCGGTCGCGATGTGGGCAGGATGGCGAGGCCCATGTCGGCGGCGATACGCTGCACGGCGATGGACAGCGGCGCCGAAGTTGAGAATGACCGATTGACCTGCGTGCGCCATGCGGAGTCGCCATCGCGCACCGTGATGGTCGTGGCCCAGTCGGCGCCATCGCGCGCAACGATCTGGTCTTGAAGCTGGCCGCTGTAGATCAGGCTCGATGCCTCAGTGTAGCCGGCGACCAGCCGCACCTCGTCGCCGCGTTGGAAGCTGGCGCGCGTCTCAGCCGACAGGTTGTAGATCGTCACCGTCGCCGGGTCGGGGTATTTGCTCAGCGTGCGCTTGATTTCGAACGACACGCGCAGGTCAGTCCACTGGCGACTGCCGATCGTGAGCACCCATTGCCGGCCGTAAAGCTGCGCCATCAGTCGATCGCCGTGCGGTAGTAGACGCCCACGCGGCCGCCGAGCTCGTTGGCCCCAGCGTCGACGCCGGGCGTGGCGGTAGCGAAGCAGCGAAGCAGGCCCTGTACCATGCCGTCGTGCAGGTAGAGCGCCTGATTCCACGCGATGCCTGAGTTGCGGACGGCGAGGCCCGCTGCCAGCGCCACGCCTTGCGTGTTTCGGATGTCGCAGCGCCAGAAGCCGGCGCGGACATTGTACCGGAAGTACAGCTGATACGCTTGGCCCTCGAGCTGCACCTCGGCGACGATGGGCGTGGCGTCCTCGGTCGTGTTGATCGGGATCTTGAGGTACACGCGCGCCTCCTACGGGGTCAGCACCTGGTAGAAGTTGGACTCAAGGACCGGATTGGTCGAGGCCGCCTTGCGGGCGACGTAGTTCGCCGGGGCTGCCGGATTGGCAGCCGGCGTCGAGGCGCCGTTCTGCCAGTAGCTGTTGGCGGTAGGGTTGGGGTCAGTCCAATAGACGGTGGTTGTGTCGACCTCGAGCGAGACCTTCTTCTTCTTGGGCTTGCCCTTGGGCTTGAGCGTCGACTTGAGCTTGACCGCGACCGTCTTGCCCGAAACGATGGTGATCACCTTGCACTCGAGCTGAATCGTGCGGCTGTCGCCGTCGGCGAACTGGCGCTGCATCGTCACACGCTCGAGCACTACCGGCTGGTAGTCGATGTCATCGACTTGGATCCACAGCGAGGTTTTGTCCTGGCACGCCAGCGCGAGGATGTCGAAGGCCTGCTGCGGCCGGTTGATGCCGCTGGGCTTGTAGCTGTCGTCCCACGGTCGAGGCGTCCAGATCGTCACGAGCGTGAACGTCTTGGGCTTCACGATGACGTGATCAGCGATGGCCGAACCGTCCTCGACAGGGTGATCGGTGGCCTGCGCCTCGCGCGTGTGCGTGACCGTCTCTGCCGTATCCGGCGAAATGACGAGGCCGCTGGAAAGCTGAAGTTCGCAGAAGGCCATCAGTAGTCCCCCGCCAGCGCCGCTTGCGCCTGCATCAGGTTCTGATCCCACAAGCCACGCGCGACCGTGTCCAGCTCGCGCGAGACGGCGGCGGCCTCGGTGCCGGGCGCAGCGTTCACAGTGATGCTGATCCCGCCCACGTCGGTGTTGATCGCCGGCGCACCAGCCGGGCCAGCCGTTGCCGCGGTCTCGGCCATGCCTTGCGCCTTGGGCACGTCGAACAGGGCGCGACCCATGATGTCGCCGTAGCCGGTGGCCCGCGTCTTGAATCCTGACCACGCCTCAATTTGATCGGTCGCAATCTTCTTCAGCTTACCACCGGCCGCCGCAAAGTTGCCCTCGGCGACATCGGAGCCAGCTTGTGCCAATAGCGACAGCGAATTGAACACGAGCATCGCACCGGTCATGATCGCGTCGAGGATGCCGATCACTGCGCCGGCGGCGACTGCGAGGAAACGGAAACTCGTCGTGAGCATGTCGATAGACTTCGCCCCGTCTGGCCCCTGCTCGGTGAGCTGCGAGAAAAACGGCAGAATGTAATCGACGAACAGGAGCTTGATGGTGCCGAGGGTCTCCTCGAACTTGAGGAAAGCCGGGGTCATCCGTTCGCCGATCTGCCGCGAGAGCGCATCCGAGCGAGCCTTGGCCTTGTCCATCTCGAAACCAGCCGCGCCGAGGCCGGTGGTTTGCTTCTCAAGTTGCGTATCGACCTTGCCCGAGATCGTGTTCATCGAGTCTTGTTTCTCGACAAAGCTGCCCGCCAGCTTGCCGGTGATGGCGAGCGCTTCGTTTAGGCCTTCGATGCGACCGAACAGGCCGTTGACCGATTCGATGCTGCCGTCGGTTGTGGCAACGAGTCGCTGCAACGTGCCGATCATGCCGTATTTCTTGATTGCCTCGGAGATGCTCTTGAACTTCTCCTCGGAAAACGCCTTCTTAAAGGCTGCGTCCATTGGCTTCGAGCGGTCGACCACCGAGCGCATTGCACTGGTGAACTGGTGCATGACCTCGGAGCCGGTACCTGTAACGCCCGTCAGCGTCGCCGTGTTGGCCATCAGCTCCTCGATGCTGATACCGAGCGTCGCGGCCAGTGGCGTAGCAATGCCGATGCTGCTCGCCAGCTCAGGCATGGTGATCACACCGAGCTCGACGGTATTGGAGGCCAAGTCGGCCACCTTCTTCATCGTGGCCATCGACGTGTCGCCGTAGGCCTTGGTTACTGCCGTCAAGACGCGGAGGCCGTCCTTGGTCGTCGCATTGCCTGCGCGGCCGAGCTTCATCGCAAGCTCGAGCTGATCGGTGGCTTCTGCGCTGTCGCCGAGCGTGCCGATCAGGTCGTAGAGCGCGTCGTTGATGTCGCTGGTGCTCACACCGTAGGCGAGCGAAAGCCGCTCGACGCCGCTCGCGAGCTCATTCACTCGGTCTTGACCACCACCCAAGATCGAGCTGATGTTGGCCATTTCACGGCCGAACTGCACCGATTGATCGACGCCTTCTTTCAGCGTGCCAATAGCCTTGCCGATGCCCTGCATGGCCAAGCCACTGAGCATGGTTCCGGCAGCGACGCCCAGCGCGCCCACACTCGACTTGATGCCGGTGATCTTCTGCTCGGTCTTGTCGAGCTGGCTGGTGTCCGAGCGGAAACCGAGCTTGATCAATAGGTCGCGGACGATCATCGGTGCGCTCCCTTGCGTGCCTTCTCCATCTGCCGATTGCGTTCACGAACGCGATCGGAGACGAGCAGCACGTCGTCGAGGCTCCATTCTGTCTGAACTTCGATCAGGCTGCGAGCATAACCAGCTTCGACCGGCAGCGTCCAAAGCCAGCGCGTCTTGATGGCCTGCTCGCGGAGCTTGCGGATCTCGGCCGATTGCTGGGCTGGTGTCAGCTCATGCCCTGAAGCGCGCCCACGCCCAGAGCCGCCAAAAAAGACCCGCAGCTGTGGTCGATCGACAGCAGGTGCAGGCGATACAGATCGGCGAGGTCATGGGTGTCGCGCGGCGTCTTGCCGTCTGGACCCATGACAGGCTCGTCGCCCAGCGTGCAGCCGTGCAGGACGCGCGTCCAGACGAGATCGCGATATTCCTTGTCGCGGAGCATCTTGGCGGCCTGGGCGAGCATCCGGCCGGTCGCCGCGAAGTTGTCGACGCCGGCTGCCTCGCTCTTGAGGCCATCGTCGCCGGCAGCGGCCAGCATACGCCCCCGCCACTCGGCAACGATGCACGCGACGTCGAAGGCAGAAGCAGCGTCCAGCTTGGGGATAGTGGCCTGCTTGCCGTTGACGTCGATCGTCTTGATGTCTCGCACTTGGCCCCGCTTAGACCGCCATGCCCGCGAACTCGGACACGAGCTGGCCGATGAAGGTCCACTCCACCGTGGACACCTCGGGACCATACGTCACGGTCGGCTCTTTCTGCAAGGCCGCTCGCTGCATGGTCACCGTCTGGCCGCCCTGCGCGTTGCGAATCACCACCGGGATCGTCGACTGCGCGCCGCCGACCGACTTCTGCGTGAACAACAGGCCGTTGAGGTAGTTGTTCGACATCGAGGTCTGAAGCAGCGTCACGGTGATGGTGCCGCCACGAGCGCCGCGCTTGTAGCTGATCGCCGGCGAGCCGTCGGCGCCTTCTTTGAGCATCGCGGCATCCGAGGCGAACTCGGCCGAGACGAAGTCGCCATCGCCATAGCCCGAGACCGGGACGCCGGCCACGATGATCGAGATGTCGTTGGGGCTGTAGCTTCCGAGCAGGTTGGCCATGGTTCGACTCCGTTAGACCGCGATGTTGAGCGTCAATTCCACCGACTGGATAGCGCCGGTGCCGACGAGGTTGGCCGTGATGCCGGGCAGGTAGCGCGCGGTCTTATTCGCCGGCGAAATCTCGCTGATGTCGGGGATGTTCCACGACTCGGCCACCTTGAAGGGCTCCAGCATACCGAGCGAAACGTAGCGCTGGCAGACGTTGATCGCCGCACCAGCCACCGCCGCAATGCCGGTGTTGTTGTAGGGCAGTTTGCCGACCTGGGGCGAGAGCACCGCCAGCACTGCGGCCTGAATGTCCGATTCGAGCCGATCGCGCATGGCGACCGTGTCCATGAAGGCATGCTGGCCCGCGGCCACGAAGCCGGAGGTCTGGCCCTTCTGCACCTGGTCGATGCCGCCGATCGTGACGTACACGTTGCCGCCGTGGGTCGTGACGTTGTTGAACTCGGCCGTCGACAGGTCGTCAGTCGCCGGGCCGGTCAGCGTCTTACCGTGCGCGGTCGCTTGGCCGAGGCCCTGTGGGATCAGCTTGCCAGCGAGAGCCGCATCGCAGGCGCCGGCGCCGGCGTTGGTCGTGGCGAAGCTGGCGGTATTCTGCGAAGCGCCCAGCGTGCAGGAGTAGTCCGAAAGCACGAGGTCGACCAGCGGATCCAACGCGGTCAGCACGATCACGCGATCGTTGTCTGCCGCCGCCGGGACCGAAACCACCGAGGCCGAGCAGATGAGACCACCACCGACTGCCGCGATGGCCGCCGCGAGTGCGGCAAGGGTCGCGTCGCTGCTCACAGCGTAGACCACCGGCGCCGCAATCGACGTGCCGTTGAGCTTCACGGTGACGCTGTTGGCCGCCACGAAGGCCGAGCTGATGGTCAGGGTGACGGTCTGCGCGTTGGCCTTGCGGGCGAAGATGCCGGTGCGGATGCTGCCGCTGGTCTCCAGCGTCGTGACCGCCGAGGGCGCGCCGGTGAACGCGTTGGCCTCTTGCGTCTCGGCGAAGAACAGGTGGCGACGAGCGGCCACGGTCTCGACCCAAGTGTCGGTGGTGACGATGTCCGATGCACTGCGCGAGGTCAGGAGCAGGGCGTACCAAATGCCGTCCTGCGCCTCGACCGCCGACAGCGACGCCGAGCTCAGGGTCGACACCGACGCGACCTTGAAGCTCTTGGTGCGCTGGGTCTGGCCTTGCAGAGCCGCGGCGAGCTTGTAGGCCTTGTGATACGGAGCGAAGCCAAAGCCGATCAGATCCTGCATGTTGTAGCAGGTGCGGATTTGCGGAGTGCTGGGACCAGCGGCACCGAGCACGTTCTCGGTGTCGATGATCATCGGGACGCCGAAGCCATCGACCGAAGCCGCTGCGCCGATCAGGTTGATTTGGATGTCGACCAAGGTTGAACTGGGGAGCTTGGACATCGGTTGTTTCCTTCTAGATCGGCACGCCGTCGACTTCGATTCCAGTCAGGTCAACCGTCTCGATCCAGCCGGTTACTTCCGACGAGCTCTCGAGCGTGGCGACCACGACCTCGCATTGTGCGCGACTTTCCGCGCGGGTGTCTAGCAGCGCCGTGAGGTCTTGCACCGGCCCCAGCGGCCACGCCTTGCAGCCAGCTTGCCGCAGGGCGAGGATCCGCGAATCCTTCCGCAGTTCTCGCTTGAGCGCCGACAGGAGCACCGTGGCATGGTTGGCCCCGTAGGCGCTGTTTGAGTAGACGTTCACCTGCAAGATGTGCCGCCGGTGCTGGGCGTAAGCGACCGTCCCCGCCGTCGACGTGATCTGCGCCTCGTCGCTACCCTGCTGTCCTGGCGCTATGTCGCGCGTCGTCAGGTTCAGCGCCGCGAAGGGTTTGGCTGGAATCGGGAACTGCGCGCCGTTGTTCGACGTGGCAAATTCCCAATACACCGTGCAGCTCGGCAACGCAGCCTTGACCGCGTCGTAAAGCGCATCCTGCACGTTGGGCCAAGTGTAGCTCGCCATCAGGGCTCCACCGTCGCGCTGTAGAGCACGAACCGCCGATAGGTGCCGTGGCCGACCCACCGTCGGTCTTGCCAGACCTGGTAGATGCGGCCGTCGAAGACAATCTGATCGGCCTGCTGGATGCTCGAGGTCGTCGTCGGCTGGTCGCCCTGCACGTCGGCCAGCGTGTGCATCATGTAGCGCGAGCTCAAGCGGATACCCTCGGGCAGCATCGCGCGCGTCCGACCGCTGATCGGGCCGATGCTGGCTGCGATCGTCGTGTCGGTGTAGGCGCCGACGGTAAACACACCCTTGCTTCCGGTCGTCGTCGAGATGGCGCCGGCCGCGTACCGTCGGCGGGTGACGTCCTGCACGGCGAGCGAGATCACCGCATCGCTGACAATCACGGGAACGCCGCTCATTGCTTCACCTTGTACGTGATCGAATTGATCAACTGTCCGGTGTCGATGAGCGGGGCCGCAGCGTTGCCAGCCATCGAGGCCAAGCCACTACCGTGCGCGCCCTTCTCGATCTTGCGCTGGATGGTGACCGCGGCCAGTGGCGGCGGGATGTGGGCTCGGATCCGAGTCTTGACCGCGTTGGACGTCACCACGCCGATCCGCTCGCCAGCTTGGCTTGCCGGCCGGATGCCGGTCGCAACCTCGGCCGCCTGTTCGCGCGCGAAGTCCTCGACGCGGCGGTCTTGATCGATCGTCGCCCGTAGGAACGACCGCTCGGGGATGCGGCCGGCGCCGAACTCGTGGATCGCCGCGAGCTGGGGATTGGTCAGACTATCGCCGGCGCGGACTGAGTCGTCCTGATGCACGCCGACAGTGACGACCGTTCGCCGGAGCTTGCCGAGCTCGCGTAGGATCTTGTCCCACACTGCGCGGTTGTCGATGACTTGGGTGGCCATTAGACCACCAGCCCGCCAGCCGTTCGCCGTCGGATCAGCTGCATCAGCGCCACGCCGTAAGCCGTCGTCCGCAGGCCCATCACCAGATCGGAGCCGCCGGTGACGCCGTTGGCAATCGACACGTCGCCGACGTCACGATTCGTCACCGGACCGACCGTGCCAGAGGCGCCGCCGCTCGAGCGCACGCACTGGTGGCAGACCCACAGAAGCGTGGCCTGGTCGGCGTCGGTGCCCATGACGCTCGGAGCCACGGCACCGGGCGCAAAGGCGATCCACTGATTGACCGTGGAATCGGAGAGGCCCGACAGCTCTGGCGCGAACGTCTTGACGTCGGTCGCGGTCACAGCCATCGGGCCTCCCCCAAGTCAGCTAGCTGGATCTAGCCTTAGCTCATGCCGTAGCGGATCAGCATCGCGATCGGGTAGCGGATGTTGAGGCCGCCAGCCTGCGCGTGGATCGCCTGGGTGATGTAGGTGTTCTCGATGTCCGGCGGCAGGAACACCGGAGCCAGCGGCAGGATGCGGCCAGCGACCTGCGGATCGTGACGGTAGCACACCATGAAGCTCGCGCCGCTGCCGTTGTCGGCCAGCTCGGGGTGCGACGTGATCTGCGAGTCACCGCCGCCCGCCGCCGCCAGCGCCTGTTGGGCGAACTGGAGGATGGTGGTGGTGGTGAGCTGCGAACGCGCCGTCGTCGCGATCTTCATGTAGTCGCCGACGCTCAGGGCCAGACGATTCGGCAGCAGGCTGCCCTTGCCCTTCACGTTGAAAACCACGGTCTTGATCAGGTCGACGATGTCGGCCTCGATCTCGTCCGGCGTCTTGTTCGCCCACAGCGGCGAGCCAGCGGCGCCATTGGCCACCACGGACTTCGTGATGTTGGCGTCGGCGTAGAGGCCGTTGATGCCTTCCTGCGAATTGCCGAACCAATTCTCACTGTTGATCGTCTCGCTGATGAAACGCATGGCGCCTTGCAGCTCGAGCGCCGGCAGAGGCAGGTTGCCCAAAGCGGCGCGGGCGATGTCGTCCAAGCCCCACGAGGCGTGGCCGATCAGCGGCGCCACGTTCTGGCTGTTCTTGGTGACCTGAATGTCGCCACGGGTGCCGATGTCCTTGTAGCTGCGCGACAGGCGACCGCCGGTCGTCCACGTCTGCGCCTTCCAAGTGTAGACCTCTTGGTAGGGCGCGGGCTGGTCGACGGCCATCGGAAACGCGGTCATCGAGGTCAGGTCGGCCAGCGGCTGCTGGGCGATGACGGCCGAGACGTACTCGAGTTCACGAGCCAGAGCGTAGCCCGACGCGGCGTCGGAGCGGAAACCCATGCTCTTGCCGAGCGCGTCCACGGTGTGGCGCAGGCTGCTGTTGTCGTAGCGGTCCCACCGCTTCTCGGACTTGCTGGCGCCGATCGGGTCCATGTCGAACACGGTACGGCGGGTCGGGAGCTTGATCTCGTTCATCTTCGTTCTCCTTCAGTTCCCG